GCCACGTTCATTCCAACAGCATTCTCACATAGTAAACGGTTATGCCGGAGTAGATCGAGGATCGGGAGAAAATATTTTCTAACTAAAACGCACCACGCAACTGGTGCTCCACAAAATACTCTAGCTTTACCCGCATCTCTTTTGGCTTTAGACACAGGCTCATCTTTTAGACTCGCCATAAAGATAGGCAGAGCACATTCTCCACGCTCATAAATAGCGTGGATACGGTCGCAGTCATCTTGTAACTCCGGACCAAAAGCCCAGTCACCTGTTGCCTCATCCTGAATCATCATATTAGTTTTAACAGTATTATAGGGGAAACCAGTAGAAGTTCTCATATTGATTCTTTTCATATAAGATGCCCCTGGAACGCCATTGATGGCTTCATGCAATGTCAAAACTGCTCGTGGCGGCCCAACACTCTTGATATCATCGAGGTAACACCGAGCGGCTTTCCTCAAAAGATCAGCGGGAACACAACTCTTTGACTGCAAAGCAGGGGTAATGCCCAGAGTCATGGGATCGTGATAGATACGATCACCATTAGGTAGGAGATACCAACCCTTCTTCAGAGGTGGGGGGACGCGGTCCGACGAACCATCATCGATGATAGTTGAACGGACATCACTAGACCGCTTGGATCGATGACCGTCTATAAGTGAACCTAGTACAATACCTGATCCAGAATCGATACCACCAATACCGCTCTTCACGTGAAGGGGGCCAAGTGTCTTTCCCAGTAAATCGATCCCGGGAAATCCAGGGCCCAAATTGAGGTTCTCGAACATACTCCTAGCTAACTGTTCGCAAATACCTTCCTCCTCGTCTATAGCCCCTGCAACATGGAGACCAACAATGGACCACAAGCCTGGTGATAGTTCTTGTATCAACACAGAACCACAAAGTCCCGTCCCACTTCGCTTGTATTTGTAACCATCAGCTACATAGCCTTGGGGATCATATACTTGTCTAGTGGGGGTGAGAACTACGGCAGTATCTTCCTCATCATTAACAAAGAAACCATGTCCTACCACCCGAGACTCTCGGGGGAACAGAGGACCCATATAACGAGTTAAATCAGTATGAGAACGGGTAGAAAGATGCAGGACCAGTAAGTCAGACTTTCCTAGCCGCATTCTATGCTGTGGTGGAACAACATAAGTACGAGTCTCTCTGATAGGCGTGAGTCCCTGAGTCATCGTAATACTATAAGTAGCCAAACGATCAGGGAGCATATGCGAAACAGTTAGAA